TGCGGCGGTCTCCGGCCTGTGGCGTCCTGGCGAGCCGACCGTGGTGGCGCGCGCGCTTTATGCCGTGCTGTGATCCGCGTCGCGCGCCGCGTGCGTTTTCTCTGTGAAGGTCACGCCCGCGATGGTCGTTTGGCGTTGACCGCGTAACTCCGTTCTGGCCTTTTTCGCCAAGATCACCGATTCACGCCCCGCCGGCATCCCGCCGCGCGGGGCGTCGTCGTTTTGGGGTGCTGCATGCCGCGCGCGAACCGTCGCGCGGCGCCGCCCGCTGCAGGCGATCCGCCCGCGGCGCCGGCGCCCGCTATTTCCGAATCTCCCGCCCTGAAACAGGGCGGCGGCCCGCCCGGTTCTGGTGGCCCGCCCGGGTCCGACCGTGTTGAGGTCGAGTATCGTCCCGTCACCGCGCTTGTGCCCTATGCGCGGAACGCTCGGACGCATGACGCGCGGCAGCTGGCTCAGATTGCCGCCTCGATGCGCCAGTGGGGTTGGACCAACCCGGTCCTCATCGAGCCGTCCGGCGACATCATCGCCGGCCATGGCCGCGTCCTGGCGGCCGAGCGCGAGTGGCAGGCGGGCCGGTCCATCCGGCGTTGTCCGGACGGTCACGTGCCCTGCATCGTCGTCGGGGGGCTGTCGCCGGCCGAGAAGGCGGCGCTCGTGCTCGCCGACAACAAGATCGCGCTCAACGCGGGGTGGGACGAGGATCTGCTGCGGGCCGAGTTGCTGGCGATCGACCAGTCTGGCCTCGATGCGGTGCTCACCGGCTTCGACGGGCAGGAGCTCGCCGATCTGCTGCGCGAGCCGTCGCCTGGGCTCACCGATCCGGACGACGCGCCGGCGGTCGAGGAGGTCGCGGTCGCGCGGGTCGGCGATGTGTGGGTGCTGGGCGATCACCGGCTGGCCTGTGGCGACTGCACCGAGGCCGAGGTGGTGAAGGCGCTGCTCCGCGAGGACCGGCCGCACCTCATGGTCACGGACCCGCCCTACGGGGTGAAGTATGACCCGTCCTGGCGGCGGGATGCGGGGCTGGGCTCTGCCGGGCAGGCGCTCGGCAAGGTGCTCAATGATGACCAGCCGGACTGGCGTTCGGCCTGGGCGTTGTTCCCGGGCTCCGTCGCCTATGTCTGGCATGCGGGGCTGTTCTCGGACGTCGTGGCGGCGTCGCTGCGCTCGGTGCGCTTCACCATCCGCTCGCAGATCGTGTGGGTGAAGCAGCGCCACGTGCTCGGTCGCGGCGACTACCATCCGCAGCACGAGCCGGCGTTCTACGCGGTGCGCGAGGGGGAGGAGGACGATCGCTGGCGTTTCGTGCCGGAGCACGAGGTGTCCACCTACGTCGTGCGCGAGGGGCGGAAGGGCGACTATCGGGGCGGCCGGAAGCAGTCGACGGTCTGGTTCATCGAGCATGTGAAGTCCGAGACCGGCCACGGGACGCAGAAGCCGGTCGAGGCCATGAAGCGGCCGATCGAGAACAACTCGGGCCCGGGCGATCTGGTCTATGAGCCGTTCTCGGGGTCGGGCACCACGCTGATTGCCGCGGAGATGACCGGCCGGCGCTGTCGGGCCGTGGAGCTCAATCCGCTCTATGTCGATGTGGCCATCCGCCGGTGGGAGGCGTTCACCGGCCGGCGGGCGGTGCTCGAGCGGCAGGCGGATGGCGAGGCGGTCGGCAAGCGGGCGGGCTTCGCGGAGGTTGCGGCGCGGCGGGCGCGGGAGGCGCGCGATGGCGCGTAAACCCGCCCGGACCACCAAGCGCGCCAAGGTCGTGCTGGCCGCGGCGCCTCGGCGCCATCCAGGCCGAGGCGGGCACCAGCCCACCGAGCAGAGCCGCGACAAGGCGCGGACGCTGGCGGGGCTTGGGCTGCCGCAGGACATGATTGCGCTGCTGCTCGGCATCGATGCCAAGACGCTGCGCAAGCACTACGAGGCGGAAATGGCGCTCGGCTCGGCGCAGGCGACGCAGCAGGTGGCGACGACGCTGTTCACGCGGGCGACGCGCGATCGCGATCTCAGCGCGGCGATCTTCTGGATGAAGGTGCGCGCCGGCTGGTCGGAGCGCGCGCCGGACCAGCGGGTGAAGCATTCGGGCCGGGTGGAGCACGAGCACGGGGGCGAGGTCACGCACCGGGTGCTCACGGAGGAGCAGCGCGCGGCGGTCCTGGCGGCCGTGCGGGCGCGCGCGGTGGATGATGTCGGCTCGGACGGTGGCGGGCTCGCGCCCGCCGACTGATCTCGAGCTCGCCCAGGCGGTCTGTTCGCAGGATCTCGGCGCCTACATCGCCGCGATGTGGCCGCGCTTCTCGGTGGCGCGGCACCACCGGCGGATCCTGGACGCGCTGGAGCGGGTCGAGCGCGGCGAGGCGGATCGGGTGATCCTGACCCTCCCGCCGCGGCACGGAAAGAGCCTCATCGTCTCGCAGCATTTTCCCGCGTGGTTCCTTGGCCGGAACCCGACGCGGGAGGTGATCTGCGCGACCTATGCGCAGGAGAAGGCGGACGATTGGGGCCGCGAGATCCGCAACCAGTTCGCGGATCCGCTGTTCCAGGAGATTTTTCCCGGCGTCGCGCTGCGGGCGGATAGCAAGGCGGCGCGGCGGTTCAAGACGCCGCAGGGCGGCTCGTTCTTTGCGGCCGGCCGCAACGCCTCGATCACCGGCCGCGGTGCTGGCGTGTTTGTTGTGGACGACCCGCTCAAGGGGCGCGAGGAGGCGGACTCTCCCACCATCCGGGAGAAGCTCAAGGCGTGGTATTCGTCCGTCGTCTACACGCGCCTCGATCCGGGCGGCGCCATAGTGCTGGTGGCCACACGCTGGCATGACGACGATCTGATCGGCTGGGTGCTGCGCGAGCACGCGCACGAGAATTGGGAGGTCATCGACTTCCCGGCCATCTCGGAGCGTGGCGAGGCGCTGTGGCCGGAGCGGTTTCCGCTGGACTGGCTCGAGCGCCGGCGGCGGACGCTGTCCGAGCGCGACTGGTCGGCGCTCTACCAGCAGCGGCCGCAGGCGGACGAGGGCGGGATCATCAAGCGCGGCTGGTGGAAGCCGTGGACGGATCCGCTGCCGGCGCAGCCGATGATGGTGGTGATCTCGCTCGATACGGCGTTCACCGCCAAGGACGAGAACGACCGATCGGCCTGCACGGTGTGGTGGCTGGTGGGCGACGAGCGCGACCAGCGGCAGGCGCTGCTGCTGCGCTACGCCTGGGCCAAGCGGCTCGAATTCGCCGATCTGGTGCAGGAGACGCTCGATACCGCGCGGCATTTCGGCGTGAAGGGTGTCGGGCTTCGCGTGCTGGTCGAGGCGAAGGCGTCCGGGCTGTCGGTCATTCAGGAGCTTCGGCGGCGTGCGCCGGATCTCTCCGTGTGGGCGATCAACCCGCAGGGCGACAAGGTTGCGCGCGCCTACGCGGCGCAGCCGGCGTTCGAGGCCGGCAAGGTGTTCGCCATGGCGCGCATCGAGACGGTGGGCGAGGAGCGCGTGCGCGAGCCGGTGTTTCGGCCCTGGGCGCGCGAGGTGATCGACGAGGCGGCGGCGTTCCCCCGCGGGACGCTGGCTGACTTGGTGGATTCGACCACGCAGGCGATCGGGCATCTGCGGCAGGTGGGCGTCACGTTCTTCCCGGAGGACGACCCGCCGCCGGAGGCGGTGGATGTGCGCGGGCTGCCGCGCAGTGGGCGGGGGATGGCGCGGCGGGGCTTTTACGGCCCGGTCGGGCGATGAGGAGGTCGGATGTCGGATGCGGTGGCGGCGCTCGAGGCGCGAGTGGCTGAGTTGGAGCGCACGGTGGGGATCCGCCGTGACGCGGAGACCCTGGGCGGCGTCGATGCGGCGCCCGTGGCCGTGGCGGCGGTCGCGACGGGGGAGGGCGCGGGGGACGACGCGCCGGCTTCCGTGCCTGGGGACGTGGATGCGGCGGGCGCGGTTGAGGGCTGACGTCGCGTGATCACCAACCCGGGCCAGGAGCCGGTCGGGGCGGCGCTCGGGGCTTTGCCGCCGGCCGTGCCCGGCATGACTGGCGCGGCGGGGCAGGAGCCTCTGCCGCCCGCGCTGGCGGCCCGGCTGGCGGCGATCGAGCAGGCGCAGGCGACCGAGCACGAGGACGGGTCGGTGACGCTCGAGGTGGCGGATCCGACGTTGGCGGCCAGCGCGCCGATGGCGCATGGCGACAACGTCGCGCTGTCGCTCGATCCGGCGGCGCTGGCGACCATCGCGCAGGAGGTGATCGAGGGCGTCGAGGCGGATCGGGAGTCGAGCGCTGACTTCTTCGAGACGCTGCAGGCGGGCCTCAAGCTGCTGGGGCTCAAGGTCGAGCGCGTCTCGGAGCCGTTCGACGGCGCCTCGGCGGCGGTGCATCCGCTGATGCTCGAGGCGGTGGTGCGGTTTGTCGCCAACGCGCATGCCGAGCTCTATCCGGCCGCGGGCCCGGTCAAGACGCTGATTGCGGCGACGGGGGCCGATCGCGAGTTGGAGGCGCGGGCGCAGCGCAAGGCGCGGTGGCTCAACTACTTCCTCACCACCGTGGATGAGGGCTACTACCCGGACTGCGATGCCGGCCTGCTCAAGCTGGCGCTGTTCGGCTCGATCTTCCGGAAGGTCTACCGCGATCCGATTTCGGGGCAGCCGCGGTCGCGGTTCCTCACGCCGCTCGATCTCCTGGTCTCGTTCCACGCTCCGGATCTGGGTGCGGCGCAGCGGGTCACGCAGTTGGAGCAGGTCTCCCCGGTCGAGCTCCGGCGGCGGATGCTCACGGGCTACTACCGCGACGTGGCGCTGGGCCTCGGCTCGCAGGCGGAGACGCCGGGCGATGTGGCGTCGCGGCAGGAGGAGGGGCGGGTGGCCTCCGACCGCGTCGAGGACGCGGAGCGGCTGCACTACCACTGCCATTGCTGGCTTGAGGTGCCGGGCTTTGAGCATGTGGACGAGCAGGGCCAGCCCACGGGGCTGCTGCTGCCCTGGATCGCCACGGTCGATGCTGAGAGCCAGCAGGTGCTGCGC